TAGAGATATGAGCCAAACAAACATCAGCAAGTCAACTTATATAGCACCAAGTCCAGTCTCTTATCCTGCTGATCCAAATTGGGACTATAGTTATGGATAAAAAAGGGGAGCCCAACGGACTCCCCTTCCAAAAGCATTGCACTTTTGTTAGTCTTCCTCAGCCAACTGTTTGAAAAAGTCTAGGCTGTCATCAGAAGACTCTTCACTCCAAGGCGCTTCATCCTCTTTCGCCTTAGGTGCAGGAGCTTGACGAGTCACGGCAGGTGATTCCATAATATCTTCGTCGTCAACCTCAGATGCAGTAGAGGATACTGCGATATCTCCAAGCACTCGCTTCAGTCGCGATTGCAACTCAGCATATGACTTGAAGTTTTTCCGATCTACGAACTCTTGTAGCGAATACTGAGAGTTCCAGACGGACTCCAACTCATCATCATCTTCAGAGAGCGGAGAGGGAGAATCAAATTCGGACTTATCGTAGTTACGATAACCTTCGAGATTCCGAATCTTCATCTTGAAGTTAGCACCTTCCCAGAAGTCAAAGGGATTCACAGGAGATTCATCTTCGAACTCCGGTGCCATCATATCATTAATCTTGTCAAAGATTTTCTTACCAAACTTGTAAAGAAATACTTTACCGTCATTCTCTGGGCGAGAAGGATCTTTTACAACTTGGATGTTTGCAATGTAAGAGAGCCGACGCTTCTGCTTACGAGCTTGCTCTTTACCAGCTTCATCACCACGATTCCAAAGCATGGAGTTGTACTCACCAACAGGATCTTTATCATTGAGCGTTGTGAGAGAGTTCTCAATATACCAGCCACCAGGACCTTGAAAACCATGTGTAAAGAGACGAACCCAGGGAAGGTCTTCGCCTTGTGGCGCAGGAAGAAACCGAATAACAGCATAGCCATTACCAGCTTTATCGACTTCAGGCTGCCAGAACCGAGTATCGGCTCCACCACTTGACTTCGTATTTTGTACTTTTTTGGATTCTTCGATCAGCTTGTCGTAAGCGGATGTACGAGAGCGTTTAAGATCAGCGAAAGATGTAGTCATATCTTGTATGTCCTTATATTAAATGTATTACGTTGTATTTCGGTTTGTCCACAATAACTCATAATCAATATATTATTTATACTATACCTATCCAATGATGTCAATGTTTTTCTTTCCTTTCTTCTAAAATATTATAAAAAAAGTTGTCACTGTCAAGTGCTTTTCCTATTGTACTTTCCAGTTCTTCCATGCTGATTTGGTTCTGCTTTAGTTCAAGCACACGCCTCTTGGGATCCAGATTAAAAGTGTCTCTGAACCAAAAGTTTACAGTGTCAGCAATATCTATCGCCCAGCGAAATAACTTGCGTTTCAAAACAATTCCTCCTCTGTTAACACCTGGAACTCCAAGATTATTTTCACTACAGTATTTTTTAGCAGTTTCCCACTTTGCTTTATTAACCTTAAAGGAGCATTGGTAACGTGGTTTTATTTCTATCACTCTGGACCTCGTAACTCTTTTGGCGTCAACAAACTCTATATAAAAGTCTGGATAATAAGTGTGCCACTTATTGTCTAAGGGACTCAAATAGGGTATTGCAACCTCTTCACTAGACCATTTTTTTACCCTATTACTTCTGTCACAATACAGCATAAAACGGCGTTCCCACATACTCCTATAGGTTATCTTCTTAGCATTACCAGCATACTTTATTAAGTTAACTGGTTTATACTTTCCTCTTATAGCAGTAAACTTAGGCATCATCCTATCTTAAATGTTTTTTTCTCATCTTTTCATAAAAAGAATCACATGGCTCACCAGTTGTTACAGGTCCAACTGTACCGTCTTTACTTACCTGTTTCATATAGAACTTTGCACCGACTGGCAGATCACCAGCGTGAATGCTTGTTGCATATTCTCCAGTAGGAGCAGGATTCTGTGTTACAACATGACAGCCAACCCATACGTATCGGTCGGGCCCATGATTTGCAGCAATCTGTCCAGGCGAACAAGCAGCCAACACGCCAACTGCTAAGAGTGGCATAATCATTTTCATAATAAGTTATCCTTTACAATCTGTTTACACTTATCAAGATCATATTTGACAAATGATCTATAGTTATATACTAACTTCTTTTTCTCATCCCATATAATATCATCAAGTTTCGCATTCCAATACCGCGTGAATCCGAGAACTTCATTGAGTATAATGAGCGTTTCAATACTGATTTTGTTTTGAAGATGAAAACGAAGAAGAGTTGGATGGTCTCCGTTCTCTATTATAATCAAATCATTTGCCGATATGCCATTATCATCGCAAAAATCAGTAAGAAAGCGTATGTCATCAGAAAAACGATAGGTAATGCTTTCAATATTCTTTCGCCAAGTTGTATAGTTATTCTCACTTTCTTGAGATACAAGACTACCAATCCAGTTATCTCCATTAATAATAAAGTTACTGACAAAGAACTCAACCAGTTCGTCCTTCGAGTATTTTTTCTGGAGCTTTCGAAAGAAGAACTTATCTTTTCTTTTCAAAAAAGATTCGACCTTTGCACGGACTTTACCATTGTATTTGAAATAATCATAGTTACTCGTGAAGTGTTGCTTCAGAGCAAGGTAAGTCTTGTAAGCATCGAATCCTTCGTTCACATCATACATTATCATACTGGCAGACTATTAATCTTTTCCTTCATCATATTCAGTTGACTTGCTTCGAGTGCAATGGCTTCTTTAATCTTTGAGTTGATGAGCTTTGCAGCAGTCTCAACTTCCATTTCGTTTTTCTCGCAATACCATACGATAGCGTCCATATATGGTATATTGAGTTCATTTGATATTTTCTCAATCTCAATCGAAAACGATTTAGTATCTAGCATTACTTTTCCCATCTATAAAATATGTGGTCATCAATCTTTGTCGTTCTTGTCTTTGTTGCTGCCCAATCAGGCGAAACATAATCAGCATGATAGTGCGTTGCACCATCTGTAATGTCAATCATCAGATTGGCATAAATGATTTCGGAAAGTTCAAACAGTTTACTGAATGTATCCATCTCTTTTACAGTATCGTTTAATCCATCGCAGTACCAACTGAACTGACATCGATGGCGGACCGGAAATGATTTCGATTTATCTTTCCACGATGGTCTTGTCGGACCTTGCATTACAACTTCACATATCGTATTCGGATATCGGTCATCGTTTACGCGGTTCATCGTCACAAAGCCAACTGCGAGTTGACCAGCAATCGATTGGTTTCTTGCTTCGTGATAGAGATTCATCGCAAGACAAATTAACTCTGGATTCGTCTTTTCTTTCTCTACGGTTGGCTCTGGCTGTACTTCTTCAACAATGGGAATAGACGGCAGTGGCGCAATCTTTTCTTCTTGAGCAAAAATATGGTCAGCGATAGCCACAGTAGCAATCGCAACGGTAAAAAATAAAAGTGTATATCTAATCATATACACAGTATACTCTATCTTAGAATATATGTCAACCTTTATTTTGCAATTGCTGATAAAGGATTTGTCAGTGCTTTTCTCACTTTAACGTCAAGTTCTTTTTCCATACGCTTGAGTTCTTTTTCAAACTCGCGACTATCTTCTTTGACACGCTGTTCGGTATCTTCAACAATCTTTTCAATACGGCGAACGTCCTGCTTCATATCAATCTTCATATCTCGGTTCACACCAGATATCAGTTTAACTTCGTCCTTGAGTACATTCATTTCTTCTTTGAAAAGGTCAATCTCTTCATTCATACGAGATTCCATAATCGCAATGCGCTTATCAAATCCAGACATATCAGGAGCAGTGTATTCTACAATCGCTTCCTTCATGTCCATATAATCCTTATAAAATTCAAATCCACCCCACAAACCGCCTGCGAGTGTGCCGAGTAATGGTATGACAAAGAGGAGCTTACTACCCTTGATCGTTGCTCCACCAATTTCTACTTCTGCCATTTTTGTTTTTCCTAGCTAGGTGTTTTTGTTGCATCATAGTCAAATGGCTTACCACATCTTGCACATGCGTTAATAATGCCCCATTTCTTGGTATTCATCATTTTATATTTGTGTCCCCATATGAAACATTGAAACCATCTCATCGTTTTTCCTTACCACTGCCATAAAAATGGTAGATTTGCTTTGCTATTCGCTGCTATAAACCACCACATACCTATTACGAATAGAATGATAAGTGGGCCTTGCCACATAAATTTAAGAATCTTGTCGTATGTGTCTTCTTGCCCCAGTCTCTTTCTTTCTGCTGCAAGTTCACGTTCTTCCTTTTCTCTCGCCCGTTTTTTCTTGAGTGCTTCTATTTTTTTATTTCTCAGATCAACAATATCATCCCAAGTACTAGCACCAAAACGTTTGTTTAACATTCGCTTGGTTGCTTCTAATTGCTCTTCAATTTGTTTCTGTTCGATTACTTCGGCAATCGTATCACTCATACTCACATCATCATCTTGATCTTTAAGTTTCTTGCCGAGAAAGTCTCTCCACTTTTTATCACCTTTCTTAGCTTTTTGTTGTGCTTTACTCGCCGCGCGACGACTCTGATCATATCCTTTAAACAGATCATCAACGAAATGTGCAATATCATTGACGTCCTTCGCCGTATCAATCGCACTCTTTATTCCACTGACTGCGCCCTTTGCTATCGCAAGCGCGGCCATAGTTTCTACAACTACCATTATACTCCAACCTTTTGTACACTCTCGATAATAAATCCTCTGGCGAAAGGATATTGATGTTCCATCTTTTGTTTGGCTTGTTCTTCATTAATTGCTTCAGTTTCGAAATAATAAACATTCTCCCACTCTGCCTCTAATCCAATAGGTGGCTCCTCGCCGTTCCGTATTCTATCACGAACCCATTTATTATAAATTCCTACTTCATATTGCATTATTTTTCCCTCAGTATTGTGAAACAATCAACCTATCCATAAGCTGATCTTGCGCTCCACTGAATAGGCTAGCGGCTGGATCAAT